CTACGTCACCTCGGACTCTTGGAGCCGCGCGTACTCCACGTCAAGGACCCGGCACGCCTCGAGGAAGGGCTCGGTCTGGTGGAGCCAACCGGAACCCACGGGAAGGACACCGTCGCGGCGGAGCCAGTAGCCCCGAAGGCACGTACGCACGTCGGGTGTGAGGCACCTGGACGGGCACCGGGCGACCGGCAAACGACCCTCGCCTCCACACGCATCGCACGGACCACGCCCGTCGCAGTGCCAGCAGTGGACTGTGTACCCCGCGGGCTCGGCATCGTCGTCGCACCCCCACCGTTTCCGAATGGCAGGGTCGTCGCAGGCCCTACCGCACTTCACCGGCAAACGCCCCAGCGCCGTCGCCAGGGCGACCATCAGTTTTTTCGGTCGTCCTCCGTCAGCGTGTTCATGCGCCACGCGGCGAGGCTGAGTTCGTCGCGCAGGGCCGGTGAGAGGCGCGTCACGGCCTCGGAGGGGTCCTCGGGGAAGGGCGGGGCCTCGGGGCCCTCCCAGCCCGCCAGGGCCACCTTGAGCAGCTCCACGTCGAACGTGAACACCTTGGTCCTGCCCTTGTCGTCGACGCTGGCATCGCGGAACCGCGCGAACTCCGCCGCGGTCAGCATCCGCAGCGTGAAAGCCGCCTGCTGGTCCGCAGGCTTGTCCTCCTCGCCCTTCGGTACGTACCGCTTGGTCCGCGTCGGGTCGATCCACAGTCCCATGCTGCCCTCCTACACCATCGCAATCTGGATCTCGTCGTCCCCGCCCGCGAGCGTGGACTTGAACTCGAGATCCAGCGTAGCAAGGGCCAGCCCCCCGCGGTCGCCGTCTCCGACGTTGGCGTACTGGACGCGCGGCGCCGCGACGACGATCGTGTTGCCCGCGCTCGACCCCCACTCGCTGGCGAGGTAGCCGGTCGTCCCGGCGATGAACTTGCCGTAGAAGTCGTGGGTCGCCACGAGGGCCATCTCGGGGTCGATGGATCCGCCGGGGTCGCGGTCCGTGATGAATGTGGAGATCACGCCCGTGGACTGGCTCGCGCACTCCCGGGGCGTCAGGACGTTCGCCATGTCGACGTCGAGGGCCCCGAAACACGGCGAGTAGTCCTGCACCATGAACCCGACGCTCAGGAAAGCGGGCGGGACGGTCGTCTCGTACGTCGGCGAGAGGACGGCGGTGTCGGTCGGCGCGTTGTAGACCCCGAGGAAGTCGAAGTCGAGGAACGCGGGCTCGCCGCCCACGCACGCGACGCGGACGTTGCCGCGTGCGCCGTGGATCATCTGGCGCATGCCGTTCATGTACCGGGCGACCGTCGCACTCGAGGGCGTGGTGGAGTCCGGGATGTAGCAGAACCCCTGGTCGGTCGTGACGCCCGCGGATGTGGGGGTGCTGGCGCCGCTCGACCCACCCGTAATCGTCTCGCCGCCGACGTCGAATGTGCCCGAAACGTTGATTACCCGAATCACGGAGTCGCCGTGCTCGGTCTCCCCGACCACGGTCGCCGTGGCGCTCGATGTGCCTCCGGTGACTGTCTCGCCGGGCGTGAAGGGGCCGGAGGTCACCGTCCCGATCGGAAGTGTGGAGACGGCCAGCTCCTGGAACCCGCACGCCGTGATCGCGTCGGCCCAGGCCGGCGCGGTCCCCACGGCGCCGGACCCCTTGAGCTCCGTGCGCCACGCGAGGCGGGCCATCTGGCGACCGATGACGGCGTCGAGACGGGACAGGGACGATCGGGCCGGGTCGCGGTTGAATCGGCCCACGTCCGGCGTGTACGTCGGCGCGTAGCAGAGCATCGTGGCATCGGCGTCGACCAGCGTCTCCGCCGTGCCCTCGACGGACTCCAACTCGACCGCGATCTGGGAGATTCGCTTCAGGAGGGTCATGGCGCTACCTCTTCGTGGTGGGATCGCCTAGCGCGGTCCCGTACAGGATCTCGACCTCGAGCTCGCACCCCACCTCGGGGGCTACGGCCAGAGGCGTGCTCAGTTGGTTGGCGACCAGCAGCGTGTCCGTCGCGTTGCCGCCCCGGGTGATGTCGACCAGAAGGCCCTTCTCGAGGTCGGCGAGCATCCGCTCGGCTGCCTCCTCGCCCTCGTCGTGGTCGCCCTCGAACACCGCGTGCGTGGCGACGACCCGAATGCCGAGCCGCCTGTCGTGCTTCGGGCAGGCGATGGTCTGGTACACCTCGCGGCCCTGGACGAGGTTGCACGAGAGCGACCCGGACGTCGACTGGTTGCGGGTGAAGCAGTTGCGCCAGTCGTAGTGGTATCCGGCGCCGGTCCACATGGACTCGATGGTTTCGACGAGGTTCTCGATGATGAGGCGTCGGATGGAATCAGCCACGTCGCCCCCCGTCCTTCAGCGCGTCCCGCGCCGCGCCCTCGAGCAGGCGCCCGCGCTCCTTGCGGCCCTCGTCCCACTCGTCGAACATGCCGAGTCGGGGAGGAACGTAGACCCGGTCCTTGAGCGCGAACAGCGGGACGATGCCGTCGCCCCTCTTCTGGAAGATGAGCAGGTTTCCGGCCTTGCTCTTGGCGATGAAGGTGTCGGAGAACGACCGGGCGGGCCCACGCGCGACCCCTGCGGCCGTCTGAGCGGCCGGGAGCGGGATTGCGAGCTTGCCGTTCGGGCGCCCGCCCTTGGGCGTCACGGTCCCGCCGAACTCCTGGATCGGCGCCTGCTTGGACGTGGTGTAGACGATCAGCTCCCACGTCCGCGCGTCGTTGCCGCTCTCGACCGCGTCGAAACTGCGGCGCATCACGCCGGATCGCACCTTGAGACCCGGCCGCCCCGTCATCCGCTCGATCGGCATGGTGCGCCGCGCGAAGGTCCGGCCGTAGGCGAGCATCCGCTTGCGCAACGCCTTGAACAGCCGCGGGCCCGCGTTCTCGAACTCGCGCCGGAAGTCGCGGGGCGTCGCCACTACACCATCCTCGTCTCGGTGTGGAGCTTCTCGAGCACGTGCGGCAGCCACTGGACCGCGCCCGCGTGCGACATGCTCCCGCCCTCGAACGACACGGACGTCGAACCCATCGAGTCCTTGCGCTGCAAGAAGTGGACGATCTGCTCCTCGACCGCGTGCGCGATGTCCGGGTAGGCCACGATGAACGCCGCCGTGCTGGCGCCCATGCCACCCGTGTAGACGACCTGGAGAGCGCCCGGCGCCGGGTAGAGCGGCCATCCGTCGATGTGCAAAAGCCCCGTCGCGCTCTCGAAGTAGTAGTTGTCGCTGTCGATGGCGGTCACGTTCGTGAAGTCGCGGTCCGTCGCGTGCTTCACGGTAGTCACCGAACCAGGGTATCCCGGCAGGCTGAACACACGCTGCGCACGCGACACGTCGAACTGCTCAGTCCTCGCCGTGCTCTCGGTGTGCCGGTTCATCACCTTCGCGGCCGCCACGCTGTACTGCGTGATGAGGCGCGTGATCGGACCGTCGAGCTCGTCGCCGAGCGCGACACCACCGGCACTGGCAAGGGCCTTGACTCGGGCGAGTGTCGTCAGGTCCAT